ATTTAGTTCTGATTAAAGTTTCTATCAAGTGCAAAAATAGCGGATATTTTCGAGACGGCGAAAGAAAATGATAGAAAATTAAGTTTGGGCGAAATTTTTTTGCCTGAAAATTTGCATGATTGTTTAGAAGTATCTAAATTTGCACCGTAAGAGTTAAGGAGAAACGAAATTATGACATCAATCAACGAGACAATAGCAGCAGCGATAGCGGAAAGCATCGAGAGCAACGAGGGCAGGTTCTCCCTTGAGGTGGAGGTAGACGACAATACGGTCGTTGAGGTTTCCGGCAGGTACGAAATGGACGGCTACCGTGAGGATGACTACTTCAACGGCACGGGCGCATGGGTGACTACCTACGTTTCGGTGGTCGTTGAGGACTGCGCCGTTTACACCTACGATGAGGACGGGGAAGAGACCGAGAACGACATCAGGCCGGACATAGCAGTCATTGAACGGTACGCCGAGCGTTGGGCGGCATAACTAACCCAGAACAAACCCAAAAACAAGCGAAAATCAACCAAAATTTTACAGATATGAGCAACGAAAGAAGAAACAGTTTATCGGAGGTATTCAACCTCGCATGGCAGTTCGTGAAGCGTAATGGTTTCACATTGTCGGAAGCATTGCGGACGGCTTGGGCAAACATCAAGCTGAAAGCGGCGATGCGCCAGCGCATAGTGAAGTTCTACTTCCAAAAGGTGGACGGAACGAGACGGGAGGCGTACGGCACGTTAAAAGCCTCCCTGCTGCCCGAAACCAAAGGGACGGGTCGCAAGCAGCCGGACACCCTGCAAACCTACTACGACACGGAAAAGCAGGAGTACAGGAGCTTCAAGAAAGCTAACCTAATCGGGATAGCATAACGGGGGCAATTCAACGCATAAAACAGTATAGAGATATGACAAAGCAAGAATTTGAAGAACGTACAGGACTGAAAGTGACGGCGGACGGATATTCCGAGATAGAGGAAGTCTACATGAATACCGACATAGACAAGGATATGTTCTGCAAGCTGTGGAACGAGAACCCGGCGGCATTGAAAGAGATTGAGCGCAAGACGGTGTTAGTCCGTGAGCTTTACGAGGAGCGGAAGAGCCTTGAGGGCTTCCTGATTGAACAGGCAGAGAAATGGAGCGCATCAGATTTGAGAGAAAGGGCTATCTCACTGGCAGGCGAAAAGGAGTACCTGCGGCGTAAAATCGCAATGGGCTACAACCTATGGGATGCGGACAGAAAGCTGCTGGACGAGATACTGAAACACTAAAAAGACAAACGGAATTATTAACAACCGGGGCGGTATGGGAGCCGCCCCACAAAACAACGATAAAGGCAATGGAAGCAGTAACATTTTTGAGTGAAAAGGCAAAGGAAATCATCGCAGAGATACGCAACGCAGACGGTTACGGCTATGGTTGGATGAACAGGAAAGCCGCCATCTGCGATGCCATCTGTAAAATGAGCGTGTTCCCATTCGACAGCGATGAGGACAGGGAGACGCTTGCGGCGGTCGTGCTGACCCTGAGCGAATACAACGAGCTATTAACCGCATTATCGGAGGTAAGGGACAATGAATGAGGAAATACAGGCACAACTGGACCGCATAGAGCGGTACGCCACATTGAAAGCGAAAGAAGTCCTCAACGTTGAGGAAACAGCCCTTATGCTGGGCATAAGCAAGAGCCGGATATACCACCTTGCCAGCAGCCGAGAGATACCCCATTACAAGCAGGGGAAGAGCGTCTATTTCAAGAAGTCGGAAATCGAGGAATGGATGCTTCAGGAGAGGATACCGACAAGAGAGGAAAGCAGCCGGACATGGAGATAGAGAACGAAATTATATAACAATCAAAAACGCAAAAATCATGGATAAGACCGATAACAGCCCCGTAGGGGGCATAACACAGGCCGGAAATACCAATGACCCGGCAAAGGAGATAAAACGCCTTGAACGCAAGCTGAAGGATGCGGAACTGCTTGTAAGGGACTTGCGCAAAGACTATTCTTTCCAGCTCGACAGGTACAACGCCCTTGAAGATGAGTTCGACAGGCTTCAGGATGCAATGGAGGAACGGGAGAAGTCATACGGGGATTTTACGGGGAGCTTCACACACCCGAACGCATTGCAGATTGTCAGCGACACGACAAAGCCCCTGAAGGTCTCTGAAAGCACGAGGGAGGCGGTACGGCTTCTCGCCCTGCTTCAGGAGTTTCGGGAATGCTACCTGAACAACGCCGAAAGGCTCGGTTTCGGGAATGAGGCTCTTTCGGCATTCGAGAACCGATACCTGCCCATGCTGAACACCGTCCGGGCGATGATTTTCGAGAGTATAACCCTGCATCTGCCCAAAGCGGCGGCGGACGGCATCTGACATATCTAACAGGGGTTACGGGAAAAGTTACCGATTTGGAGAAAAAAAGGTTTGGAAAAGCGTGCGTAATAAGAACGTTTTTCCTTACCTTTGCGAAAAGATTAGAAACAAACCAAAAACGCATCGATATGGAGATAAGCGAAAAACTGATGGAGACATTGGAGGCGATACGGAAAAACACGCTCCTTGCCTCAAAGAACGTGCTTACGCTGGAGGACGTGGTACTGCTGACAGGTTACAGCATAGACCGCATACGCCTGCTGATGCACCGCCGGGAGATACCCTACTACAAGCCGAACGGGAGAAAGGCGTTTTTCGACCGCAAGGAGTTGGACGAATGGCTTAAACGGAACAGGGTAACGCCTGTGAACGAAAGCGATGCGGATGCGATTTTGAGGGACTACATCAACAACAAATGAGCAACAAATCATAATCAAAAACGATATGGAACAGCGAATTGACATTCAGGGACTGCCGAAACACCAGCGGCGCATCTACGAGATTTTGAGGGAGGGCAAGCATTCGGTTGCCGACCTTTCCATCAAGACGGGTTACAGCGATCCGAGAGGACACATAAAGGCGTTACGGGACAAGGGCTTCAACGTCTCCGATGAGTGGAGGGAGACCCGTGACGGAGTACGGTACAAGGTCTATTTTGTCGGTAAGGAGGGTTGAGGTATGGGACGGAAAAACAACGTTCTCGATGTCCGAAATTTGGACAGGCACATACCGTCAAATGACAAATACGAGAAATTCAGATGGTATGCCGAATGGCTGGAGTTTGAGGAAACCCTGCCGGATATTGACGACAGGGCGGCGTTCAATATGGCGATAAAGGATTACGGGCTGTCCGGTGTTGTCCGGCACGACTTGCAGGGTGCTGCATTGGAGTACTTCGATACCCATGTTCGTCCGGAACTTGACAGGCAGCATAAACGACTTGAAAAGGGGCTGTGGATATGAAACGGGACAATGACAGAAAGGCTTTCCTGTATTACACGGACTGGGCGGAAGCGATGCTTTCCCTGCCTGATGACTTGCGCCTGAAGATAGACGATGCCATCAAGCGTTACGTCCTGTATGGGGAAGAACCTGATGACAACTACGTCAAATATTCAATGTATTCGATGATGCGTATCAAGATAGAAAAGGACACGGAAGCCTATGCCGAAAGGTGTAAAGCCATCAGCGAAGCACGTAGCGAAGCAGGGAAAAATCACAAGGGAAACCAGTACACACGTTTCAAAATGGAACAAATGGAACAAATGGAACAAATGGAACAAATGGAACTTGATACTGATACTGTTACTGATACAAATAAACCTTTACAAAGAAAAACTCTCCTTACGGAGAGTAAAAAAGAAAGCACGAAACGCACAGCGTTTGTGCCTCCCTCCCTTGATGAAATTTCGGCTTATATCTCTGAAAAGGGTTATTCGGTGGATGCGGAGCGATTTTTCAACTTCTACGAATCGAAAGGCTGGATGGTCGGTAAAACCAAAATGAAAAAATGGAAAAACGCCGTAGCGAACTGGGAAAAAGACGAGAAAGAAAAAAGTTCCGCCAAAAAAGAAAGAGCGACACCTCAACAAACCCGACCCGCCAAGCTGAACTATGATGAGGACTTTTACGGGAACTCATCAGGAGCTGACAAACCAAAGCCCGAGAGAAACTACGATGAGGGATTTTGAAAACTCGATACGGGGCGATTTGAACCGTTTTCCATGTTTCGGCAATAAAATCCATGTAGAATAACCGAAACAGCCTGTACGGGACTGGAAAGTGGCAAGAACGCCCCTTTATGAAGCAAAATGAATTACCAACAACAAAAATTTTGAGTTATGAACGAGAAAGACAACGTAATGACAGACGAGGAACTGCGAAAGGCGGACAGCCTCGATGATTTGGAATGCCCTGTCCTGGACTGCATGAAGCACGGGGACGAGGGGGAAGATGAGGACGGCAACCCGTTAGACCTGACAAACGACTTCGACCCTGACAAGGCGGCGGAGGAAGCCAAAGAATGGGCGCAAGGTCTCAAAGACAGATGAGAGAAGAAGCGTAACACGCCCGATTTGCCCCATAAGCCGCCGAATTTCGGCGTTTCGGAGCGTTGAGGTGTAATTTATTGTCAAACCAAAAACAGAGCCTTAAAACGGCCTGAAATCAAAAAACAAGGAATTATGGAATTTGTAGAATTACAGAACATCGGAGCTATTGCGAACCTTGACAAATTCGCTGTCGTGTCAGTGGTCAGGGAACAGAACGAGAAAGGGGAAGCCGGACAGGCTTTCGTGAAGCTGAAAGTCGGAAAGACACGCATGCTGGTAAATGCTGCACAGGCTGACGAACTGATAAAAGCGATACGGGCGGCACGCTGCGAACTGTCCAGATACACAACGACCGCCAACGGATAAAAGGGCAAGGCTATGGGACTGCTGGAGATGATACCACGTGAATTTTGGCTCGACCTGTATCGGGAGCTGCTGAAAGTCGCACCTCAACTGATCCGGGAAGAACGGGAAAAGGAGTTGAGGACGGAAACGGAACGCACGGCAAGCATGCATAGGCGGTACGATGAGGCCATAAGCCGGAAGAAACGGGACGTTCAGGCGAAAGCCCGAGCCGAAAGGAAGAAACGGAAATCTAACAAATCAAACACCTAAAAAGAATGGAAAAGGAAATTTTATACAGCGATACCAACCGTATTGCCAAAATATGCGGCGATTTGGAGTTCTACGGAAAGACGCTGGAACGGCTGTTCTCCGAACTTGAAAGTGCAAACCTGCTTTATGTGGAGCGTACCGATGATGTCATTTCGGATGTGGTAAGTGACGGCGGACACGAAATCAAAAGGGCGATACAGAACGCCTACGACATTGAAGCCTCAAAGATAACATTTGAGCCTGAACGGAAGCGGCTACTTGCCGCCGTTGCTGACGAGTGGGACAAGGTGGACAGGCTTATAGCCGGATGGCGTGAACGGCTGGAAAAGGATAAATTGAGCCTTTACGGGCAAATTTCGGACTATGACCGCCTGAAGTACCTGTATTTCGACAACGGCGCGATTACCTACGACCGTGAGGCGGTGGTTGAGGATAACTCCACATACTGCGATGATCCGAGACAGAAGAAGCTCCTCAACCGGGCAATATCGCTCCACAAACAGATGGTAGACTTCGACAGGGAGGTACGGGCGTTGTCGGACGGCAGATGCTACGGCATTATCTGCGAGGGTCCGGCAAATGACGGCTTCATTACCTGCTCCGATGGTGGTATGCTGCATCTTGACCTGAAATATATCGCATGGCTGGACTTCGGTAACGCCGATGAGTTGCTGAAGAAGAAAAACGAAATCGAAAACAGTAAAATTTGGGAGGTAGAACGATAAAACATTGAAATATGAGCGACAAAGAAAGACTGTCCTATGCCATAACGCTTGACACGGCGCAGCTGGAGGCTTCCGCAAAAAGAGCGTCCAACGAGTTCAAGAGCATGGGCGGCAACATAGAGAATCAGGGGAAACGCATAAATGCCGTCTTCGAGAACATCGGCAAGACCTCAAAATCAATGTCAAAAATGACACTTGACTTCTTGGGGGATGATATCGGGCGGCAAAGGCAGGAGATGGAGCAGGCTTTTGCCCGTATAGAAAAGATGAGCAACGAAGTATTCGGCTCTATGTCAGAAAAGGCACGACAACTTGCAAAGGACATTCAGGACGATACCGTGATGCTGAAACAACTTGAAACGATGCAGACAGCCTTGAACGACACATACGAGAAAGGCGGCATATCGTTAAATGAGTATTTGAGTTCACAGGCACGTCTTACAGTACTGCACGAACAGGTCAGCAATGCCATTTCAGACAACGAACAGGCATTGAGAACCGAAACGGCAACAATGGAGGTTACCGAGGACAGCATCGTTGCATTACAGGCGAAAGTATCGCTTTTGACGGTGGAATATATGAAGCTGTCACAGGCGCAAAGGGACGGTACGGACGGGCAAGCGGTGTTGAAGAACCTGACCGATGTGCAGAACAAACTGCACCAGGCAACAGCTTCGATGCAGCAATACGCACGTGCCGCCGGAACAAAGTTTGACGGGCTGAGTTTCAGTATGCAGCAAATCGCCCGTGAACTGCCCGTTTTGGCGATGTCTCCGCAAATGTTCTTTATGGCGATAAGCAACAACCTGCCTATGTTCGCCGATGAGCTGTCAAAGGCACGCAAGGAATATCAAGCCTTGACGGATGCGGGTAAATCCGCAACGCCTGTATGGAAGCGTGTCCTGTCCTCAATGCTCAGTTGGCAGACCGCTCTTGTCGGCGGTATTACCCTCCTGACTGTTTACGGCGATGAGATTGTGAAATGGGTGGGCAGCCTGTTCACGGCAAAGAAAGCACTATCGGATACTTATCAGAGTCTTGACGAGTGGCAGGATAAAGTCAGTGAAAGCGCAGGCGAAACACTTGCCAATTTAGAACGGCTGGCTCTTGGCTGGATGCAGCTTGGGAACGACATGCAAGCCAAAGAACGATATATTATCGACAACAAAGAGGCGATAGACGGTTTGGGGGTTGCAATAAATGACGTGAACGATGCCGAACGTGTTTTCAATTTAGGGAAAGATGATTTTGTCGATGCTGTTATGCTCAGAGCACAGGCGGCGGCAACTATGGAGCTTGCAGCAGAGGAATACAAAAAGGCGGTATTGAAAATGCTGGAAGCAGATGCCAAAGCAAAAGACGGCCCGTCTTTCGGAGATTATTTCAAATCATTTATGGCAAAGAGTGCTGCAAGCGAGGATATGTCAGGCACTTTGCTCAATGCCGATTTAAGCCCTGAAGCCTATGCCAAAGCATCGGAAGAGAAAATGAGGACTGAGGCTGAAGAGTATCTCCAATCATATTTCGACCTCATTAAAAAATCATACGACCTTACGGATGAGTATAAAAAGAAACTCGAAAAGAGCGACCTTGAATCAACCGATGAAATGGTAGCCGGATCTATTGAAGCCATAGAAGCCGCTATCGCACTCAAAAATGAAGCCTTGAAGAAAGTGACCAATCCGGAGGACTATCGCAAAATACAGGCTGAGATAAAGGCGGAACAGGCGAAATTGGATGCAATCACGGGCAAATCATCTGTCAATCCGCAAGACAACAAAAAGGTCAAGGACAACCAGCAGAGACTGCACGAGGAACTTATGAATTTGCGTTTTCAGAACCAGCAGGAGGAAATCGACCTTATGGCAGACGGTGCAGAAAAGAAACGTAAGCAAATCGAACTTGACTACCAGCGAGAGTATGCCGAGACCCTTGCACTTGAAAAGAAATGGCGTGAACAGTCAAACGGCGAACTGACAGGCGAACAGCAGGTAGAGATTACCCGAAAATACAAAATCGCGGAGGACAAATACAATGCTGGTATCGCATCTTTGGAGGGCGGATTTACAGCAGAAGAGCTTACCGCCTCTATGAACAAGTATTTGGCTGCTTACGGCTCGTATATCGAGAAAAGGAACGCTATCATTGCGCAGGCTGAAGCCGACAAGGAGGGCAAAAACGTATGGGAGCAACTTTCCATAGATGAGGCTACGAAACGGGCGTTGTCCGATTTGGATATTGAAGCAAACAGAACGACTTCTGCCATCAGTAAGCTGTTCGGGGATATGAAAGACAAAACCCTGAACGATTTACGGGAAATCAACGAACAGGGACAAGCCGCATTGGATTTTCTCAAATCGGGAGAGTGGGATGAGGACAAAGGCAAACAGTTCGGCATTTCAAAAGAGACATTCGACCTTTGGAGCAAGTCCCCGGAGAAGTTGAAAGACATATCGGATGCCTTACGGGACAACAAGGCTGCTGCTGATGCTTTAAGTCCGGCTTACGACAAAGTAGCGAGAGGCTTGAAGTCTATATTTCAGGCCGGGCGTGACACAAAGACGTTAAAGCAGGGGCTTTCCGACATTCAGGATGGTATGTCGGAAATGATGCAGATAGGCAGCTTTCTGTCAGACACATTCTCGAATCTTGGAGATGCTTTCGGATCAGATGCGCTTTCAGGGGTTGCGGACGGTATCAATGTAGCTATGGATGCGGCACAATCTGCCATGTCGGGAGCACAGGCTGGAGCGATGTTTGGTCCTTGGGGAGCTGCAGCTGGAGCGGCAATAGGGATGGTAACTTCTCTTGCTTCATCAATAGCCAAATTACATGATGCAAAAAACGAAAAACGCATACAGCAGCTACAAGAACAAGTAGATGTTCTTGAACAATCTTACGACAGGCTTGGCAGATCCATCGAGAAAGCCTATTCTACCGATGCTTCCGAACTGATTGAACAGCAGAACACCTTGCTTGAACAGCAAAAAGTGCTTATACAGCAGCAAATACGGGAAGAAGAAGATAAGAAAAAGACAGATGAGAATCGTATCAAGGAATGGAAGCAAGAGATAGAGGATATAAATGACCTTATCGAGGACAATAGGGAAAAATCCAAAGACGTGATTTTTGGTCAAGACGTACAGTCTGCGATTGATGATTTTGCACAGGCTTATGCGGATGCGTGGACTGCCGGGAACGACAAGGCAAAGGCTTCAAAGGATTTGGTAAAGGATATGATCCAGCAGATGATTACCGAAGCTATGAAAGCCACCATAAGTCCCGATATGGAACGTATCAGGGATAAGTTGTTGGAGTTTTGGCAAGACAGCTATATAAGCGGCTGGGAACAGGACTACATAGACCGCATGGTTGAAGACCTGAACAACAAGCTTGACAGCAAATATGGATGGGCGGATGATTATTTCAAGGATGAGGAAGAAGATACGAAGCGAGAGGGTACGAAGAAAGGCATTGCTACCGCTTCACAGGAGAGCGTGGACGAGAATAATGCTCGATTGACTACCATACAGGGGCACACATACTCAATAATGACAGGTATGGCCGATCTTGTTGCTTTTAGCAGTCAAGCACTCCGGCATCTTGCAGGAATTGAAAATAATACGGCTGCGACAAATGACAGATTGGATAGCACCAATAGCAAAATAGACAACGTGGAAAAGAAAATCAACAAGGTGTCCGGCACGTTGGATGACATTCAATTACATGGACTTAAAATCAAAAGATAGAGTATGAAAGAACTTGTAGCGCAGATACAAAACAAATGGAAAGCAGCGAAACAGGCCGCACAGGAACGCTGCATGAGCACGGGCGACCGTGAAATGGCACGCAGGCTTGAAGAATGCGACATGTTCAAGGGAACGGAGGATTTGGAGGAACTTGTGGAACTCATCTTCTCCCCTCGTGGCATCGAGTTCCTGACGAAATTCGGCTTTCCTGACTTGGAGACATTCAGGAAGTTCAAGCAGTACCGCCCCGAACATTTCGGAGTGTACATAGACAGCGGTAAGATAACGCTTACAGAGGCTCGCAGGGCTTTCCTGATAGGCGACACCGTTGCGACCGTGAAATACCGTGAGAACACCGGAAACAGGCTTCATCTGATGCACGGGGCAAGTGCCTCCGTATTGGCCGGAGGCTATTCGGTAGTGCGTATAGAGAAAGACGACAAGTCGGATGTGACATTCATCAGACAGGACCATGCAAGGATATTGATGTAAATACCGCCTCAACGGCTGTGTAATGTGACATATTTTGCGTACATTTGCAGTACGGAATAAAGTCGCTGTTCCGCACCCTCTCTTAACGGTAATCGTTCATCGAGCGTTGCGAAATTGTCAGTCCCGGCAGAGCCAAAACACGGCATTTGTCGGGGCTGCTTTTTTATGCCCTTTTGGTGTCGGTTTGTTTCACATCATTTCCTCAACAAAATACAATTATCAGAAAACCAACAAAATAAAGCATCGGCAAACTATACTAAAGCAGTAGTATCGCTATGCCACAGTTTCAGTATAGTTCAATTTTCGGCGAACTGACGAAGAACGTACAGATTCGCTTTGACGCTGCCTCTGAACTCCGCAAGCGGCTGTTCGACCAAGTTATTTTCGAGAAGTACCTTGATTGGGACACCCCGACCATCGGTCTTGACTTCGAGGAAATCATCGGGCAGTACAACATCACCGTTGCCGCACCAACTATCGGCGACAGTTCAAAGGAAGCCATTCTGGGTACGGAGGGGTTGGAAACTCTCAAAGAGAAAATCATCAACCACGCCGTTACCCTACCTATGACCATTCAGGATTACAGAAAGGTTCTGCAAATCCTTGACAGCAAGTCTCTGCCTGACAGACAGAAGAAACAGCAGCTCATCGAACTTATGTGGGGCAACGTGAAAACGCCTGTAAACAGCGTTCTTGCAAAGCTCGACATGATTTTCCTTGGCGCACTTTCGAACGAAGGTGTTTTCACTCTTGACGAGACTACCAATCCTGAGGGCGGTGTGCGCGGATCCATCAACTTCAACCAGCCTGCGGAGAACATCGCAAGTTCAACCAAAGGATGGACAGAGGGGAACAAGGACACCGTGGACTGCTTCGAGGACATTCAGTCGATTATTGATGCCGCACAGGACAAGGTCGTTTTCGGCAAGGTGCTGTGCGCTCCGTCTCTCATCTCCTACATGTGCCGCTCAAAGAAGATGAAGCAGATGATTTGGGGAACGGACAAATCGTCCCGTATGGTGCAGCTGAAGGACATCAACGAGTACATGCAGACCAACAGCTATCCTGTATTCGAGCCTATCCGCAGGCAGATTAGAGTACAGAACGGCACGCAGCGTACCCCGTACACCCCTTGGAACGCCAAGAACATGGTGTTCATCCCTGACGGCAAGCTGGGTATCGTCAAAAACGCTTATGCAAACAGCGAGTTGAGACAGGAGCCTGGCGTTGCCTACTCCAACTATGGACGTATCCGTGTATCACAGTGGGGCGCAGGAGAGACACAGGGCTCGAACGGCGTAGAGTTCACCAAAGCGGAAGCATTCGCTTTGCCTGTGATTACGGAAATGAACGGTATCTACACCCTCAAAACGCAGTCATAGTCATGGATAATCTGAAAGCATTGAGAGGTCTTTGCAACGCCATCTGCAACACGTTCTATCCCGACCGTGGAGCAATGGAGATGATGCTTTTCAATGAGGGCATAGACAGCGATGCGGAAGCCACTCCGAAAGATGAAAAACTCTTTCGGGTGGCGGTACGCTTGGTCAGGGGCTATGTGGAGAGCAGCCGGACAGAAAACGGCGTTTCCACCTCTGTACGTGAGGATGCAATCAACGAGAACATCAAGCTGTGGTGCAAGGATTACGGTCTCGATGCAGATGATTACCTGATTTCGGTAAAGACGATAGAGAACGGTTCTAACTTGTGGTAACTGCCTTATGAGAACTAACGGTTTCCTGAAATACGAGATAGTCAAGGAGGTTGCGGACTTCAACGAATACGGAGAGCCCGATACGGAAGCTGCCGTAGAGTGGAGCGAGCCTGTACCCTGTTCCATAAAGACGAACAGCGACAACCGTAAGGGGAAATACGAGGACGGAGAGTTCCGTGTAGCCTCCTTTGTGGTGCTGATTGAGGAACAGGACAAATTCAGCTCCAGCCGTATCTATTTGGAGCGGTCAGGAGAAGCCCTTGGCGAATACCGTATTCAGGCTACCGAAGCACTCGAAACGGTAGGAAGAATACAAATCACGGTGTAAGATGGCAAGAACGGCGATAACCATACACGGCAAGAACACCATCCTTGGTATCGTAAAGAACATCAAGGCAAAGACCGACAGCCTGAAAGAGCGTTGTGTCGAGACTTTCTGCTATGTGGGCGAACGTTGCATAACGGAAGCACGCAAGGCCGGGGAGTACAACGACATCACAGGCAATCTGCGCAGCTCTATCGGCTATGTGGTGCTGGTCAATGGTCATGCTTACCAATATGGAAAGCCGAAGACATACCGGGGAAGCCAAAAGGTCAGGAACTCCAAAGGCCGTCTCGTGAAAAGCCGGGGCGACAACGGGGTCAAGGAGGGACAGGCTTTGCTCGACAGGCTTGCGGATGAATATGCTGCAAGGTATGCGCAGGGTATTGTCCTGATTGTGGCCGCTGGTATGAAATACGCCGTGTATGTGGAGGAACTGCATAACCTGAACGTGCTTGCGTCTGCCGAACTGCTTGCTGATGAACTGGTACCACGTCTTTTACTTCAACTCGGTTTCAAAAAAACCTGATGAGTATGGCAACAAAAACTGAAAAGCGCATAGAACGGGACTTTTACGAGTTCGTGACCAAAAGCGAACTTGCAAAGGCTGTTTCGGGAAAGGTGTACCGCAAGGGCATGAGACCTCCCGAGTCGGACAAGGAGGACATCGTTGTCAAGTTCCTGTCCGGAGTGGACGAACAGGTGCAGAGCGGTATCGTGGTACTGAACATCTATGTGCCGGACATATCCGTACGAAGCAGGGGGGCAAAGGTGGAGAACATCAAGCGCATAGACGAGCTGGAGGAACTTGCCGTATCGTTCATCGAGGGAAACGACAGCAACGAATACGACTTGGAGAAAGACGGAACACCGAAATCATTGGAAGCGGAGGGTATAGAACAGCATTTCATTTCTGTAAGGATAAAATTCAAACGAATAACAATTTAACACTTTACGAATATGGCAAAGAAAGTAATCATGTCGTGGTCGAAGTGCAAGATTGAGGTCGGAAAGACAGGTGCGGATGAAGCTATGGCTTCCGAACTCTTTAACATCGGCACGATAAAGGACAAAACAACCACCATGTCCACAGAGGACGGCGATACCTTACAGGCTGTCGCCACAGGAGGTGTGGTAGTGGCAGAGGAAGAGGGCGAGCCTCAGGTATCTATCACTACCCGTATCATGGAGATGGACTTCGATACGGAGAACAAGCTGACAGGAGCTGTTAAGGCAGGAACTGCTGGGAGCGAGACATTGAAAGTCACTACTAACGTAATTCCTGATGACTTCTCCCTGAAGCTGACCCCGAAGAACATCGGCTCGACAGGTATCAAGGCAAGACGTACCCATATTTCTTTCCGTCCCGGATCATCCGAAGAGGAGGGTCACTATGTGGACGTGACGTTCAAAATCCTTGCCTGTGAAGACGGAGAGCTTTACACGAAGTTCAAGGTCGCCGCTTCCGACTGGGCCGCTGCCGACTGACAGTCAGTACAGTCCCAATCAACAGGCAAGTAGCATATCTGACGTGTGGAAAGACACCCCTTTGCTGTTCGGGAGGATAGAACAGCCATTCGGAGGGTTGGCAGAGCGGCTTAATGCACCTCATTGCTAACGAGGCGTGCGGAAACGCACCGGAGGTTCAAATCCTCCACCCTCCGCAAATTTAGATTTTAGAATATGACAGAACAGACCATTGAAAGCAAAGTCGCATCGGCCATCCTTGAGAGACCTGTTGCGAGCATTGAGCTGGACGGCGTGAAATATGACATCGCACCGCCATCCATCGCAACGCTGATACTCGTTTCTGAAATTGTTTCAACGCTGCCGGAAATGAAGCCTGTAAGCGGAGACAAGATTTTGTATTCGGTACTGCACAGCGCAAAGAATTACCGTGCGCTCGGAGACATCGTAGCAGTCCTTATTTTGGGCGCAAAGGGTCTTACCGAGACAACAACACGGAAAGTCATAAAAAGTCGCTTATTCGGGCTGAAAAAGGTCGAAGTGGAAGAGACTGTAACCATTGACAGAAAGGCGGAGCTTGCCAAAATTGTCTTGGAGAACATGAGACCGTCAGTGATGCTGAACGTGATTGTACGCAGGTTGCAGGATCTGGAGGTCGGGGATTTTTTCGGCATTACCACTTCCCTAAGCGAAGCAAACATACTGAAACCGACAAAGGAAGTGGTGGGCTGAATGACAGCATTTGGGCAACCGTTCTCGGAGTATCAAAGACATTCGGCATAACGGCACGTCAGGCATTGTACGAAATCAGCTACACCAACGCAATACTGTACAGCAAGGCAACACCGATGTATGGCGACAAATCGGACGATGAGAACAAGCCTTTATTCGATGAGACAAAGGATGCAAACAACCCTGATTTATTCAACGATTTTGAAGATGAAGAAGTAGTAAGAGTATGAGCGACAAAGAAAGATTAGCCTATGCGATAACGCTTGATACGGCGCAGCTGGAGGCTTCCGCAAAAAGAGCGTCCAACGAGTTCAAGAGCATGGGCGGCAACATAGAGAACGAGAGCAAGCGTATCGACAGCGCAATGAGGACTATCGGTACTGCTGCCGCAGCATACTTCTCTGTTACCGCCCTGACGAATTTTGCCCGTAGCGTTGTGCAGGTAAGGGGCGAAATCGAGTCGCTTGAAATATCATTTGCCACCTTGCTCGGCTCTACCGACAAGGCGAAAGAGCTGTTCGGAGCGATACGTGATTTTGAGGTAAAGACACCTATGACGCTCGAACCGCTTGCCAAAGGTGCGCAGACGCTTCTCGGCTTCGGTGTGGCGGCTGAAAAGGTAATGCCAATCCTGAAACAAATCGGAGACATCTCAATGGGCAACGCAGACCGTTTCCAGTCCCTTGTGCTGGCATTTGCACAGGCATCGGCTAACGGCAAGCTCATGGGACAAGACCTGCTGCAGATGATTAATGCAGGCTTCAACCCGTTAAACCAAATGTCAAAGGACACGGGCAAGAGTATCGCCGAACTCCGGGAAGAGATGTCAAGGGGCGCAATATCCGCAGAGGATATGGAGAAAGCCTTTGCAGCCGCCACGGCGGAGGGCGGTCAGTTCTACGGTATGCTTGAAAAGCAGTCGGAGGGCGTAAATGGTGCGTTATCCAACTTGGAGGGCGCATGGAACTCCATGCTCAACGAGATAGGAAGCAGTCAGCAAAACGTATTCGTAAGCGGCGTGAACCTACTTACGACTATGGTAGAGCATTACGATGTGTTCCTGAACGCCATACTGTCCGTAGCGGCTGCATACGGCACTTACAAGGCGGCTTTGATGGCTGTATGGGTCGTAGAAAAGGCTCGCAACCTTACCGAAAGCATACGGCTTATTATGATGTTCCGAAAGGAACTCGGATTGCTTACCGCAGCGCAGCAGGCGTTCAACATCACGGCATGGGCAAACCCTTACGTCCTCCTTGCAGCGGCTATCATCGGAGTTGTTACGGCGTTGGTGCTTTATACAGACAGCACGAGCAATGCGGAAAAGGCACAGGAAAAGCTGAATGAGGACAGCGATGCTTACCGTCAGAAGCTGGAGGAGGAACGTCAGGCCATTGACGAGTGTATCAACATCATCAGGGACAAGACGGAAACGGACTATGCGCAGATTGCGGCATACGAACGTCTGAAGAAGCTGTGCCCGGAACTTACCAACGCCTACACGATGCAGGAACTTGCAGCTTCTGACCTTTCAGATACGACAAAGCGTCTCAACGAGATACAGGATGAGGAGACCTACCAGCACAAGATAGAGGAACTGAACAAATACAGGTCTCTGCTGGAGGACATCAAGACTGCGGAAGAGAATTGGAGCAATCTGTCAAAAGAGAACGCAGACCTGTTGCGTGAGGAGTTCGGTACTGGGCTTCTCAAAAACAAGCAGGAACAGGTGCAAACATCCGTTGATAGACTGCAAAAGGACGTTGATGAGATAGAGCGTATCCGCAAGGAAGCTGAATATGCTGCACTCCCTCTTGACACGAAACTTGAACTGGCCATAGACGAAAGGGACAGCATCAAGCAGGAGTTCGACCGTGTGAAAAAAGAAGTCGAGGAACAGCAGCGCAAGACTGAAAACAGTTTCGGGATATGGAACGTGGATATCTTCCTTAACATGCGTTTCCGCAATTTGCAGGGAAGCCTGAAAGATGCGGATGCCAAAGTGTCGGCTTTACAGGCACAGAAGAACGAACAGACCACATTCCAGCAGGATTATGATGCCGCACGCAAAGAGTGGGAAAAGGCTAAATCGGAACTTGACAAGATAAACAGCGAAAGGGCGAAATACACCTCCGACCAATACAAGAAAGCCAAGGAAGCGTATGATGCTGCCGAAAAGGCGTACAAAGACCTTGGCGGCGATACCAAAGAGAACGCCAACCTGAAAAAACAGGCAGAGGAACGTAAGAAACTGCTTGAGGACATCGCAAAGCAGCGTAAGCAGTTGCTTGCAGATGCTTCCGATGCGGAAGTTTCCGCATTGCAGGACGGACTGTCAAAGCGTCTACGTGAAATCGAGAACCGAAGACAGCAGACACTCGCAGCCATAGACCAGGAAGAAGCGGAACTTTCGCAGAAACTCGGAAAGCTCGGGCAGACGCTTTCGGAGGCTGACCGTGCAGCATTCCAAACACAAAGGGATGCGGCTAACGCCAATGCCACAAACGAGACCCGGGAAGCGGAGGAAGAAAACGCCGAATACATAAAGGGGCTGTACGAGGATTTGGCGGATGTTTTCGTCTCGGAGGAACAGCGAAAGGTAAACGCCATCAAGCGCACCTATCAGGAACAGCGCAAGCAGCTCAGCAAAGACCTTACAGGAGGCAATATCACACAGAGCCAATACAATGACCTTTCCGGACAAATAAACGCCGCAGAGGGGCAGGAATTGGAGGATTATTGGCTTTCAGCATACGGCAACTACTATCAGAAACGGGAGCAACTTCAGGAGGACTGGGAAAGCCGCCTTGCGCTCATTCCGGCAAAGTTTCAGGCGGAAGCCAACAGGCTGTATCTCGAAGAACTGTCAAGGCTCGATATCGAGCAGTTCAAGAAGAACATTAACTGGGACAGCGTTTTCGGGGATTTGAGCAAGCAGTCCCTTTCATCGCTCCAGCATACGCTGGGGCAGGTTCAGTCCATGTTCGATGCCAACAAGGGCAATATGGACGTTACCGAGATTAGGGACATGCAGGAAGCTATCAAGTCCATAGAGGACGAGATTGCCAACCGAAACCCTTTCACGGGACTTGTAAAAGCCATGAAAGACATCGGGGATGCAAAGGACATGGTGGTCACGTCCCTGAATGAGTACAAGGATGCGCAGCTGGAACTTACCGCAGCACAGGAACAGTATAACCTTGCGATACAGGCACAGCAGGAACTTGATGCGCTCATTCAGGAGGGCAAAACATCAAAGGACACCGAAGAATATGCGCAGGCCGTAGAGAACGTGACGAACGCCACAAACCGACTTACCAGCGCAGAGACACGGAGCAAGAATGCCGAGCAGGGAGTGCTTACAGCCCGTAACAACCTCACTACATCATACAAGTCATTCGCCAACCAGCTGAACAATGTAAAGGGCGTTATCGACAATGTAGGAGGCCATGCGAAGAACTTGGCGGATGTTTTCAGTGATGAAGTAGGTGCAGGTATCGGCAAGGCGATAGACTTCATAGATGAAGTGCTGGATGCGACCTCTACCGTAATTTCGGCCATAGGAGACGTGGGAAAGAACGTGGCATCTGCCATGTCGAGCACCGTAAGTGCTGCAAGTACGGGTATGCAGGCAAGCGCAACCGCAGCAGCGGCCTCAATCTCCACCGTTGAGAAAGCATCCGTGATACTTGCGGTCATATCCGCCGCCCTGCAGATAGCTACCGCCATTGCCGGGCTGTTCAACAATGACGAAGAGTATCAGGAGGAAATAGAACGTCTGCAAGGCCGTATAGACCAACTGCAATGGGAACTTGACAATGCGGACGTGGTACGTATGCAGGACAACTCTTTCGACTCCATACAGAAGCTGCAAGATGTGGTTCGGGAGACAACGGCCGAAGTGCTAAAACTCCACAATGCTACCGCCTACTATTACAGCAGTTTCTACCGTCTGATTGGTCCGGCGGTCTATCAGAATGAGATATACCTGAAGTCCATCGAGAAGATTGCGGATGCCTATGCGGATATCGCATATACCGCCGATAAGGCTTTGGGAGCGGAGAAGTACGAAAGCAGCCGTTCCCAGCTCGAAAACCTTGCGGAACAGCAGCTGGCAATCCAGCAGCAGATAAATGCGGAGAGCAGCAAGAAAGACAGCGACAGCGGCAAAATCGAAGAATGGAAGCGAGACATTCAGGAGATTGGTCAGGAGATGGTCGCTGTCATCAACGAGATGGTAGAGGACATTATCGGAGGCTCGGCGGCTGACATTGCGGAACAGCTCGGCGATGCGTTCTTTGATGCGTTCCGTGAGGGCGAGGATGCTGCAAAGGCATGGAAAGACACAGTAGACGACATTGTGTCTGATATTGTCAAGCGTATGCTCGTTACAGAACTTCTTGAAAAACCCATCGGACAGCTGTTCGACAGGTATAAGACAAAGTGGTTCGGCGATGACGGCACGTTCAAGGGCATTGATGCCATAAACAACAGTATGGGGGCTTTCGCCAATGAACTGTACGGATTGGTAAACATCTTCTCCGAGGGTATGGAGGGGCTTCCTGATGAATTGAAAGACATCATATTGGGAGATGCAGAAACCACCCGTGAGGGTACGCAGAAAGGCATTGCTACCGCTTCACAGGAGAGCGTGGACGAGAATAATGCCCGATTGACTACCATACAGGGACATACCTATTCGATAATGACGGGAGTTGTGGAGCTTAACCGTATCGGTAACCTTGTGCTGGAGCGTCTCATGGGCATAGAGAACAACACGGCTGAGACCAACACGAAGCTTGACAACTTGGATAAAAGAGTATCCAAAGTTTCAAGCACCCTGAACGACATACAATTAAAAGGATTAAGAATACAGCGATGAAAGAGCTTGTAAGACATATACAGGAAGAATGGAAAGCGGCGAAACAGGCCGCACAGGAACGCTGCATGAGCAGGGGCGACCGTGAAATGGCACGCAAGCTTGCGGAATGCGACATGTTCAAGGGAACGGAGGATTTGGAGGGACTTGTGGAACTCATCTTCTCCCCTCGTGGCATCGAGTTCCTGACGAAATTCGGCTTTCCTGACTTGGAGACATTCAGGAAGTTCAAGCAGTACCGCCCCGAACATTTCGGAGTGTACATAGACAGCGGTAAGATAACGCTTACAGAGGCTCGCAGGGCTTTCCTGATAGGCGACACCGTTGCGACCGTGAAATACCGTGAGAACACCGGAAACAGGCTTCATCTGATGCACGGGGCAAGTGCCTCCGTATTGGCCGGAGGCTATTCGGTAGTGCGTATAGAGAAAGACGACAAGTCGGATGTGACATTCATCAGACAGGACCATGCAAGGATATTGATGTAGTATGAAAGGCAGGCTTTACATAGACGGAACAGATGCTTTCGATGAATACGGCGTATTTGTCGAACAGTACGGGTACAAGGCTCTCATTCAGCTTCCGCCATTCAAGAATATAGACAGCACGGAATGGCCGGAATATGACGGGGAGGAATACGACCTGTCCGCACCTGTACTTGACACAAAGACGTTCGCCATATCGTTCTGCATTACCGATATCACTTCTGCAAGTGACCTGTTCGAGTTGCTTTCCGATAAGTCATACCACACGTTCAACTTCACGGAACTTGGAAAGAGTTATAAACTACGTCTGGTAAGCAACGGCTCCCTGTCGTCAAGAATACATCTCGGCAAGCTTTCTTTGAGTTTTGCAGATGATTTTCCCGAACCGGATCAGGATACGCCGTATTCAACAGGAGCGGAAGACGTGCATCAGTCGGGCTACGAGCTTGACGGTATCGACTTCTCACGGTTCGGTGTATATGTGCTTGACGGAAGTGACGACAGCATACTGAAAGCCCCTAACGTGCGCCCGAACCTTACAATCGACATCAAGTCTGTAGCAGGCGTTTCGTATGACGGGGAAAACGTCTTTTATGAAGCAAAGGACGTGACGTTGAAGCTGCTTATCCGTGCGGCGAATGTTACCGTATTCTGGAAGCGTTGGAACTCCCTGTTTACGGAACTTCTGAAGCCGGAGGAAAGAAGCCTATACCTTGACAAGACGGTGGAGGAGTTCGACTGCTTCTACAAGAAGAACACGGTATCGAAGTTCGACATCATGCGTAACGGCCGTGTTTGGTGCGAGTTCTCGGTAGTGCTCACGTTCACTAATTACCGACCGATTGGCAACCATGCGTTGCTGGCAACCGAGGATGATGCGCTCGTGCTTACAGAGGACGGAGAAAGCAATATCCTATTGAGAAACGATTAAGGAAATGATATATGGCAACGAAGAAGAAAATATCGGAACTTCCGCTTTGTGAGACATTCACGGGGCTTTTTACCATAGGCGTTGATGCGCTCAACAGGAGCGTAAAGGTATCTCTGGAGTATATCGCCAACACGGTAAACTCGTTGAAGCAGTCAGTACAGACGGTAATATCGAACGCAAATTCCGCAACATCGGCGGCAAATACGGCCGCTGGAAATGCGAACACGGCGGCAAGTACCGCCAATACCGCCGCAAATGCGGCGAATACCGCAAAGGAGGGTTGCGAGAATGCTACGGAAGAAGCCAATCAGGCAACGGAGGACTGCCGGGAAATCATAGAGACTGCATCCAACCTTGAAGCGTTGGGACTGTTCCCTACCTCTATGGAGTTGAGTTATCCGGCTCATCTGACAACAGGCAACAAAACGGCCAAGATAAATGCGGTACTGCTTCCTGAAAGGGTGCATCAGAACGTGCTCTGCCTGGGAGATGACAAGGCTGTTTCTGTCACGCCTGACGGCTACATTACCGTTCTCGGTGCAGGAACGAGCGTGATACACGTCATACCTACCTGCAACATGGCTCTTTTCAGGACCATTCAGATTAAGGTGACTGCACCGACCATAAGGCTTGCCACTCGTACATCTATGCGCCTGACGGCAAACGGAAATATCAGGTTGAACTAAAAATACATTCGGTTATGGCACAGAAAGGTTACATCAGCGAATTTATGAACGGGGGACGCATCCTGTCCCACGGCAAGATTGAAAGCCTGTCGCAAGGCTTCAAGCTGCCTAACGACACCCCGTTTTCGGTCTACATCAGGCCAAAGGATACGGCATCCGAAGCACTGGATACCGTATTGAGTGTGAAATGCTATCAGGATGAGAGATTTTCCGATGCTCCCATAGCGTACAACGACTGGTCGCCTATGGCGATAGTGGAGATTGCGCCGGATATGGAGATACTCGGAGAATGCGACATCTATTGGGGTAGCGGTTCTTGGGTGGAGCAGGTATGATAGTCTCAATCTTCATATCGGTAGTGAGACGTATGCGCTCTTGGGCATCGTTCAGGAAGTATGACGCTATGCGGCTCAATACGCCCGGTTCGGTAATGTTCGTGGTCAGCAACGGAAAGCCTGTCTGCAAAATCATGACAGGAACGAAACGGACACGCAAGAGGCCTGTGCATACGGGCGAACGTCTCAGGATGAGCGGCGAAAGAGCTGCATCATTGATAAAATCAGGAAGCAAATCAGTTTTCAAACTATTAAACAGTTAAAATTATGGCATTAACAAGCGAAGAAGAAAGCAAGGTGCGTTCAATCTTCGAGGCTTTCGAGAACGGAAAACGTCTGGCGGATCTGCCGGAAGTGGAGGGTACAAACCCCTTTGAACTATTGTGTGAGGTGCTTGACACGGACGGGGAAAGCAAAAAGGCTGCTCTCGCTACCTTTATGCCCTACCTTGAAGAGAACTGCGCCTATGGCATCGAGTACGATGTCACCGTATCGTCTCCCGAATGCACCCGTATCGGGAACATGGAGCTGCACAAGAGCCTGCCTATCCAAAGCCGGATGAAAGGCTGTCTTTTGGCGGATGATGGCACTGTTACGGAATACCTCAATCCTGCCGATTGGAGAGGCAACACCCGTGACGGTTCACGTGGTCAAGTCATGGTGGAACTTCCAATGTACTACCGCAAGTTCGAGACCGAGGGCAACAAGCGCAGGGTCAAGATTTCGGAATATCCCCTGCCCGGCTATCATCAGGTAAGGAAGAAATACGTCTCCGCCTATGAAGCCACCGTACAGCGTTCAACGACCACGCTATGCTCAGTTGTCAATGAAGATGCAGATTACAGGGGCGGCAACAACAATGCGGAATGGGACGGCACGTATCGTACCCTGCTCGGAAGACCTGCAACGTCAATCTCCCGTACCAACTTCCGCAACTATGCACGCAAGCGCAAATCTGCAACAAAGGAGTGGAACTGCATGACGTATGACATTCAGAAAGACCTGTTTTGGCTCTTTATCATCGAATACGCAACCCTGAACTCTCAAAAGGCGTTCAACTCAGCCAAAGACAGCAGCGGATACGCACAGGGCGGTCTCGGAGATGGTGTGACCAATCTTAACAGTTCTAAATGGAGTGCGTTCAATGGCTACTATCCATTCATTCCGTGCGGATATACCGACGAGTTGGGTAACGGTACGGGCGAAGTAGAGTTCTCAATGCCGGAGGAATACGACAGCGCAGGGCTTACCGTAAAAGTACCACGTTACAGAGGTATCGAAAATCCGTTCGGACATCTGTGGCAATGGACTGACGGTATCAATGTGCGCATCTCTCCGAATGAGCCAACCGGGGACGGTTTAAGCAAGGTATTTGTCACGGACAATCCGGAATATTTCAACGACAGCAACTATAAAAACATGTCCCATGTGGGTAATGAAGCCCGTGCAGAGGGTTATGTGAAGTCGGTAATCTTCGGAGAGGGCGGAGAAATCATGCCTGACGTTGTAGGAGGAGGTTCTACTACCTACTTCTGTGATTACCATTACACCAACATACCTACATCGGAGGCTTTGCGTGGTGTGCTGTTCGGCGGTCTTGCGTCTTACGGGGCGGCTGCAGGCTTCGGCTCTGCGTACTCGTCTGCCGCCCCCTCGATTTCGACTGCGTTCTTCGGCTCTCGCCTTTGCTTTATCCCAGCGTAACACGTTGGCACGAAGCGCATAGGAAGTTTAACTCAACAATGCAAAAGATATGAACATGAACAACAATTTGGAAGATGACGGTTCTTTGGATTTCCTGCAAATCCCCCGTGATGAGAACAGCAGAAGTTTCAACTGCCCAGAGACGACACAGTCCAAAATCGTGAACACCACGTTTTGGGTAACGGACTTCATCGAGGAAGTCCCGACACGTTTCAGCAAGGCGAAAGGGATAAAAGGTCAGACTTTGGTCAAAATCAAGCCCGACAAAGACAGCCCGGAATCCGATGCAAAGAAATTCTTTACGGGGTCAGCGGACATCCTGTATGTCCTGAAAAAGATTAAGGAGATGGGCAAGTTCCCACGTAGGGTAACATTGCGGAGTAACGGGAACAGGTACTATTTCGAGTAAGAGAATGAGAAAAAAGGTTGGCTGCTCTTGTGGTGTGCTGTTCAGCGGTAATGCGAATAACAGGGCGAATGCAGGCTTCAGCTATGCGAACTCGAATAACACCCCCTCGAATACGAATGCGAACATCAGCTCTCACCTATACTTTTCAATATGGGTTAAAAAATATATGGGAGCAGCGGCCTTGCCTCTTGGCAAAAAACATAACGTCAGAAAGGAGCTGGTAGGAACGCCCGTTGTATGGGCTACCGAACGCCCCGACTAAGAAAAGCAAAGCAGTATGAAAAGAATTGGCAACTTATACGAAAAAAATCATCTCGCTGGAAAACCTCCATCTCGCTGACGAAAAGGCAAGACGTGGTAAGGCGAACACATACGGTGTGCGTTTCCATGACAGGAACAGGGAAGCGAACATCATTGCTTTGCATGAGATGTTGCGTACCAAATCATTCAGGAACTCGGAATATGAGACGTTTACCATATTCGAGCCAAAGGAACGTGAGATTTTCCGACTGCCTTATTATCCCGACCGCATCCTGCACCATGCCATAATGAACGTGCTGGAGCCGATATGGGTATCCATATTCACTACCGACACGTACAGCTGCATCAAGAAGCGTGGCATACATGGAGCGATGCGCAAGGTCAAGCAGGCTATGAAAGACCGTGAGAACACACGGTACTGCCTGAAAATAGACGTTCGGAAGTTCTACCCGTCAATCGACCATGATGTGTTGAAGTCAATCGTCAGGAAGAAAATCAAGTGCAAGGACACGCTTTGGCTTCTTGACGAGATAATCGACAGCGCAGCCGGAGTGCCTATCGGCAACTATCTTTCACAGTATTTCGCAAACCTGTATCTCGCATATTTCGACCATTGGATAAAGGAGGTAAAGAGAGTGAAATACTACTTCCGCTATGCGGACGACATGGTATTCCTTGCATCGAGCAAAGAAGAGCTTCACAGGCTTCTTGCAGACATAAGGGAATACATGAAAGACTTGAAGTTGAACCTGAAAGGGAACGAGCAAGTGTTTCCTATCGGGGATAACCGTTCCGACAGGCACGGCCGGGGATTGGACTTTATAGGCTTCGTATTTTACCACAACCAGACGCTTATCAGGAAAAGCATAAAGCAGAACTTCTGCCGTACGGCGGCGAAATGGAACAGGAAAGCCAACGTAAAGCTGGAGGACTACCGTCAGGCTCTGTGCAGCTGGTTCGGTTGGGCGAAATACAGCAATTCGAGACATTTACTAAAAACAATCTTAAAAGCAGAATTTTATGACACGTGCGTATTACGACACTAAGCCTTCTAAATTGGAGGCTGTGGGAAACGGTAGTTTTCTTTACCGTTGGGACATTCAGGAAGAGGAAGTACAAAGTGATGTTATTGCAGAAGGTAACGAAGAACCTTTAGCATCAGTCAAGAAAGTACAGTACTCATGTAATGAAGTAACAGTATGGGGACCAGTAACAGCAAATAAAATCACGGAAGCTGTCATATCTTCACTCGTTGATAAGAACCGTGAACAGAAGCTGGTAAACGAATACAATGCTGCAAATCTCGGTATGTATGGAACAAAGACAAGTGATGAAGCGAAAAGCAGAATAGACGCCTATAAGTCCTATCTTAACGAGCGTTCATCTTTGAAAACGCAGGTAGATACAGATTGTGAAGAATTGGGCATTCCTCAAGACTAATACGAAACAGTAAAATGATAACGATACACTTCAACGACACAACGCTGGACGTACAGGAAAGCGATGACAGCTACCGTTACCGCTCGCTCATGGGCGACCATAACCTTACGCTGAAATTCTCTCTTCCTGAATACGTTGAGATACCCGTAGGCGCATGGTGCGAGTATATGGCGATAAGGTACACCCTTGCCGCCCCTGCGAACATCAAAAAGAACGGGACACGGGATATTGAATATACCCTGATAATGGAGAGCGCACAGTACCAGCTGAACCGCTACAAGCTCCGCAACACGGTGGACAAGCGGCTCAAATTCTCCATGTGCGCCACTCCAAAGGAGTACATTCAGGTAATCGTGGACAATCTCAACCAGCGTGACAGCGGTTGGGCCGTTGGAGATTGTATCGTATCAACCGAGAAGACTATCGCATTCGACCATTCGTTTGTGAGCGATGCGCTGCAAAGCGTTGCGGATACGTTCAACTCCGAATGGGAGATAGTCGGCAAGACCATACACCTGAAGAAAGTCGAATATTTCAAGGACGACCCGTTACCTTTGTCTTACGGCAAGGGTAACGGCTTTGTCCCGGGTGTGGGGCGCACTACTGAGACGGGAAGCCGTCCCGTTGAAATCCTCTTTGTTCAGGGAGGCTCGCAGAACATAGACCGCTCAAAATACGGATCTGCAGAGCTTCTTCTTCCGAAATCGCAGACCTTGGAATACGAGGGGCGCACCTACATTTCAGATGCTGACGGTTATTCAATCAGGAGGCAGGATAAGGCTGTACTCTACAACAATGAGGACAGCCTGGACTGTTCGGAGATATATCCGTCCCGTGTCGGCAAGGTTACGAAAGTGGAGGTCATAGATGAAGCCAACAACTTCTATGACATCATAGACAACACCATACCCGAAAACCTGAACTACAATGACTATCTCATCGAGGGCGAAAACATGACCATCGTCTTTCAGAGCGGTATGCTGGCCGGAGATGACAAGGCTTTCGAGTTGAAGTACAACCACGCCGAAAGACGGTTTGAGATTGTTCCGCAGGAGATAGACGGGCTGACCATGCCCGGAGGCGTGTATATACCTCACGAGGGCGACACTTACGCCATATTCGGATGTATGCTTCCTGATGTCTACATCTGTGACAACGCAACAAAGACGGGCGCATCGTGGGATATGTTCCGTGAAGCCGCCCGGTATCTGTACGAGAACGAGGACACCAAATTCACGTTCAGCGGAGAGTTGCAGGGCATGTGGGCAAAACGTAACTGGCTAAAGGTCGGCGGCAAGCTCGTTGTGGGCGGTTACGTTCTGTTTACGGACAATCAGTTTGCGCCTGACGGTGTGAAAATCAGGATAACGGGCATAAAGGACTATCTCACTTCTCCGTATGCTCCTACGGTGGAGTTGTCAAACAGCGTATCGGGAAAGAGCCTTAACTCCACTCTGAACGAGTTGGAGAACGGTAACGTTATTGTGGATGAGAACCAAAAGAAAATCATTCAGTTCACGAAACGCAGGTTCAGGGACTCTTTGGAAACGATAGACATGCTCGAACAGGCGTTGCTTGAGAACTTCACGAACAGCATCAATCCGATTGCGGTACAGACTATGGCCATGCTTGTCGGGGACGAGAGTTTGCAGTTCCGCTTCGTGGACAGCAGCCTTAACCCGATACAGTACCACATCACGTACAATCAGGAAACGAAGCAGCTCATAGCCCCTGCAACCGTATTGCAGCACAAGACGCTCGGCATCGACACCATAACCTCAAGCCGTGATAAGAACACGTACAAGCATTGGACTATGAGCGGCTATACAAGCCCCGTACTCGACCAAATATCACAGAAGTATTACTTCTATGCCAAAGTGCCGACAGGCACGGGTACGGGCGAATTTGTGCTTTCTCCGACCGCAATAGGCATGAATGACGTATCGGGATATTACCATCTGCTTGTTGGTGTGCTCAACAGCGAGTATGACGGGGAACGTTCCTTTGCCACGCTGTACGGATTTACCGAAGTTCTGCCCGGACGTATCACAACAGACAAGATTGTTTCTGCTGACGGAAAGACGTATTTCGACTTGGCAAACTCCATAATCGGAGGAAACATAAGGTTCAGGAGCACAAACGGAACGGATAAGAACGTCAGCGATTTGGAAGATGAGCTGAACGAGCGTATCGACAGGCAGGCGCAGGAGTTCGTGGAAGCCGTAGGCGGTCTGCAATCACAGATAGACGGGGCAATAGAGAGCTTCTTCTATGAGTACAACCCTACTACATCGAATGTTCCTGCATCTCAATGGACCACTACAGAGGAGAAAAACAAGCATCTGAATGATACGTTTACAAACCTGAAAACAGGACGTTCCTGGCGGTGGACTAAATCGGGCAGCTCGTATTCTTGGGTCGAGATAACGGACACGGCCACAGTAGAGGCACTTGCCAAAGCAGGGCAGGCACAGGATACGGCTGACAGCAAAAGACGTGTGTTTGTATCGACACCTTATCCGCCATACGATATCGGGGATTTGTGGGTACAGGGTACATCAGGAGACATAATGCGGTGTAAAACCGCAAGAGCTTCGGGGAGTTATTACGCATCTGATTGGGTAAAGGCTTCAAAATACACGGACGACAGCAGCCTTAACAATTTCATCAACGGTGACTTCAAACAGCTTAAACAGGATGCCGTGATGAAAGAAACAATCATTGAGGGAGGTTACCTGAAGAACTCTTTGATTGATACTGAAAATCTGCTTGTCGAGAACATCTATTCGAAGAACGGCAACTTCCAAACTACCGAAGACGGCACCGTAAAGGGACGTAATGCAGTTTTCGAGAGAGGTACATTTACGGATGTCTTACTGCAAGGTTCATTGCGAAATCCTTTCGTACAGGAGACAGACTCAATCGTGGTTGGAGGCAAGCAGTCCACGCACGATAACGTAGCGACCATTTCAGTAGGCGGAGGCTGGATTGCGAATGGAAATTTGGAATGGGACGTGAAGCAGAGCGGACGTAGGATGTGCATCACGAATTACCGCTGGGGAAGCCAATACTCGCAGGGGACGATTGAGTACACGGCACCGACAGGAAAGTATTTCTATGAGAACGGAATATCAAAGAACCACCTGAGGCTGTCCCGTGAATGTGTAGAGCTTATCGGTTACGGAACATCCACGCAGTTCTACGGCTGGATTGTGCTCAACAGGATAAACCTTATGACGGAATCAAGATATGGCCGTAAACTCAATGCGCTTGCTATGGGTATCGTTACCGGATCAAGTTCGGGAACCTCCATAAGCTACAAGACTTTTGACGGAACGACCATGAGCGTATCAAGGACAGGGGAAGGTCAGTATAGAGTGAATTTCAGTTCTACTTGGTTCAATTCGGCAAATGACTGTATCGCTATTGTTACTGGATTAGGATATTCTCAGGGCAGTAGTAAAGCACCGATTAAGGCTACAGTAATAGGCAGATATTCATCGTATATAACCGTAAATACAAGTGACGATGCAAGTCGCAATGACGGTTCATTCATGTTCATTATACTGAATATAAACGACTGGCTGGGGATTACGAACTGATTTTTTTGCCGCAATAGCGTACTTATTAAGTACTTTAATAGTATCTTTGAACGCATAAACGAATATCAATTTACAGGCATGGAAATATTGAACGAGATAGTCAAGATAATAGTCCTTGTGGTATCATCACTCGGTGGCATAGGATTGATAAAGTTCCTGTTCTTCATGAAGCCTGAACGGCGTATCAAGAACATAGAGGCTGAAGAAAAGGAGCTTAACGTTATGAGACAGCTCGTTGACAGCCTGAAACAACGTATCGAACAGCAGGATAGGAAAATCAACGAGCTGAACCAGCGCATTGACAACCTCTATTCTGACAAGCACGAGTTGGAAAGGCTGAACAATGAACTTGTACGTGAGAACAACGAATTGAAACTGAAACTCATGGAAGCACAACACAATATCTGTGTGCGTCCTGATGACGAATGTTTGAAACGTATGCCTCCGAGGGATTATTGCCGTCTCGTCAAACTCGCCAACCACGAATATGACAAATATTATCCAAGCATAAATGAAGATGGGAATAACGGAATATCTGAAAAGTCTGATAAAAGCGAACAGTCTTGACAGCAGCAAGTCTTTCGCACTCGTGCTGTCAAGCATAGTAGGTGCATTGATTGGCTTCTGTGTGTGCTTCTGTTTGGTATGGGACGTTTGTACCAACGGCTACCTTAAAACAGACCTTGACGCTTTGGGACTGTTCATGCTGTGTATCGGCGGTTTCATGGCCGGAGGCGGTATCAACAAGGCTTTGAGCGAAAGAAAAAGAGATAATGTTAAACCAATAAACAAAGAGGAGGTTTCAAAATGAAAGAGAAAATCTTGAACTACATCGGACAGGACGGACTGCTGCATATTCTCTGCTGCATCGTCCTCGTGAGCGTTATTGACATCGTACTGCCGCTGTGGGTTGCAATTATTGCAACAGTCGTTATCGGCTTGGCAAAGGAGTTTGTATGGGACAAATGGCTCGGCAGGGGAACATTCGACAAGAAAGACCTGCTGTGCGATTTGGTCGGTATAATCATCGGTTGCCTGTAAAACTATGGAGGATTGACTTATGGTAGTATTGATTGACAACGGACACGGAAAGGACACCGCAGGGAAGCGGTCACCGGACGGAAGATTGAGGGAGTATGCCTATACCCGTGAAATTGCGGCAAGGCTTGAACAGGCGTTAAAAGCCCGTGGCATGGATGCCGTAAGGATTACGCCGGAGGAAAACGACGTATCATTGGGCGAGAGATGCCGTCGGGCTAACAAGTACGGGGCGCAAGATGTTATCCTTGTATCAATTCATTGCAACGCCGCAGGGAACGGTTCTTGGATGAGCGCACGGGGTTGGGAGGCTTGGACGAGTGTCGGGAACACAAAAGCCGACAAGCTGGCAACCTGTTTGTACAAGGCGGCAGGGAGAGCCGGGTTCAAGCTGCGTAAAGACGAGACGGACGGCGACCCCGACAAGGAGGGACACCTGTATATCTTGAAGCACACGGTTTGCCCGGCGGTTCTGACCGAGAACCTGTTTCAAGACAACCGGGAAGATGTCGAGTACCTTTTGAGCGAAACGGGCAAACAGACTATCGTCGATTTGCACGTAAACGGAATTGTCGAATACATTAACAGCGTAACAAAATGAAACGGTCTATCATCTTCATGTTGGCGGCAGTCCTCCTTATCGGGGGCTGTTCGCCCGGAAAGCACCTTGCGAAGACACAACAGCAACAGGACAGTACACGGGTCGAAGTACGTAAGGAAATCGTCTATGTTCCCGACACTGTGTATCTCGAAATCCCGGCGCAGACAGCAGAACGGACAACCCGTGACAGCACGAGCCACCTTGAAAACGACTATGCCACGTCTGATGCCCGTATAAACACGGACGGGTCGCTGTACCACGACTTGAAAACCAAGCCGCAGGAAATCCCCAAAGAAGTACAAACGCCTGTCGAGCTGAACGACAGCATTGTTTACAAGTACAAAGACAGAACGGTATATGAAACGGTAGAGGTTGAGGTTGAACGTGAGCTTACTTGGTGGCAGAAAACACAGATGTACGGCTTTTGGGTCGCCCTTCTCGTTATCGTAATCACGTACAGGAAAGGTATTTGGTCTATCATTAAGCGTATAGCTTCGTTAGTATAA